CGCGGAAATGCTCGATGCGCCCGATTTCGTCGTGAACGGCAAACGTAGACATTCTCCGCCTCCTATTTGTAAATGTGCATCACACTTAAACAGCGGTGCCAGATATCCGCGTATCCCCCTTCGGTCTCGATGAACAGGGAGTACCGCACCCATCCGCTTCCCACCTGCGTGTCCGTCCAGGAGATGAATGCCGGCCAGAAGTCCCCAATTCCTGCGGGCCCCGTGTCAAGGAAGCAGACCTTTTTGACTCCGTTGCGACGAATCCAGGCTCGTACCGTACCGTCGACGTTCCGGACTCGAATCCACGCTGTAATGATGGCCCTCGCCATGGCGTTCGGGTCGTGCAAAATGGATAGATCAAGGATGTCGATGTTCCGGTCTCCGGTTCGTTGGTTCGCGCCGTAGATGCTGGAGGTGGAGCTGATTTCTCCACCGTTCTTTAACTTGATTCGCCCCACCGTCAAGTCCTGAATCTTCGCATTCTTAATGGATGCGTCCTGAATGAATGCGCTGCTCAGAGAGACTCGCTGCACACCATCAACGACGCCAATGACGAACGGATATTGATCAGTTGTCCCGGGCCGCCCGATCATAAAGTTATCCACGTGGATGATCATGCTTCCAGACGTGGCCCCGCCGATCAGTTCCCAGCCCGTGATATACCCGTTCGTGTCGATTCTGACGCCGTATTTCCCCTTGATGCCGTCAACGCTCTGCGAGATCACTTGGATGCTGTTTGTGTTCCCATCCACTCTTGTTTGCAGCGTCGTAATGTTTGACGCAAGCGCACTGTCCGCCGTCGCCCTCGCCGCTGCCTCTGTTTGTACTGCCGCGTAAACCGTTCCCGGTGCTGGGCTTGCAGGGTCGCCGATAGACGCGGCAAGGGTTGTAATGTTGCTCGCAAGTGCCTCGTCCGCTGTTGCCCTCGCGGTTTGCTCTGTCTTGATCGCCGCGTAGATTGTTCCCGGCCCAGGATTCCACGGGTCGCCGATGACCGCCGTGATTGCGTCGATATTCCGCGCCAACGCCTCGTCCGCAGTAACGCGAGCGGTTCTTTCGGAAACGAGCGCGGCATAGATTGTTCCCTCGCCAGGGTTTTCCGGATCGCCCATCATCGCCGCGATAGTAAGGATTTGCGATGCAAGCGCCTCGTCCTCTGTCTCTCTCGTGATGCGTTCTTCGTTGATTGCTGCGATGGTGTATTTTACGTCGTTGAGCGCGCCAAGCTCGGCCTGTATCGCCGCTTCCGCGAGCTTGTCCTGGTATCGCTGTCGCAACTGGTCCTGAATCGTATCGTTGTAGTCGGACAGGGCGTTCCATATTCCGCTCTCCGCCAGCGAGTCGACCGGCGTATTCAGGTCCTTTATCGCTTCCTGCACCAGCTCGTTTTGCAGGATGATGTCTACGAGATCCTGGTGGTTCTCTTGGTCCGAGTACCCGTATGTTCCGGCTTCCGCGTTCCACCCGCTGATATTGCCCGAGTAGTCAACGGCCCGAATCCAGTAATAGCGCCCCTGGAACGAGCCAAGATATCGCATATACGACGTGCCCTTCGCGTCGGCGATCTTGACGGCTGTATCTCTGTCGTCAACGGCGTTTTCCCATATCTCGATATGTGACAAGTCGGGCGCGGTCGGGTTTATCCATTCGAGGATGATGCTTCCGAACCACCCCGTCGCCGTCAATCCTGTCGGGGCGTCCGGTGGCACTACGTCCTTCCCCACGACGATTGACGCTATTTTACCGGTCGTTTCCTTGCCAGTGTCCGGCCTGACGCAGTTTACCCAGACCTCGACTTCACGCCCGGTTTTCAGGTTTGGAATGTTGGTCTGCGTTATCAGGCGCGTACTGTTGACGTGGAGCGTCCATTCCTCTTCCGGCTCGCCCTCGTCCGCAACATATCGCCACCGGACATTAATCGCCGTCGGCGTGTAGTCGCTTGGATTCTGCCAGCCAGCCCGGATAACCGGCACCCATGTACCGTCACCCTCTTGATGCCCTACATCCTCAAGAGTCAGCGCGTACACGTCGTCATACGTGACCGGCGGGCTGTCCTGTATCGGGCTATCGACGGGCAGCCCGTCGTCGGAGTACACTGCCGCGTCGTATTCCGCGCACGTGATGGTGACGTTCCCGGTCTGGCCTTCGTCCTGCACCTTAAGCACGCGGAAGGGCTTTGCGCTCCATCCGGTGAAGTCCGGGTAGGTGATGCTGATGATCTCCCCCGCTTCAATGTCAGCGTCCTGAAGGCTCACCTGGAAGCTGCAAAAGTTCTGTACTCTTCTCGCCGTTTCAAGCAAATATTTCCCGAGCCGCCCCACCTGCCCAGGGCGTGTGACTCCCAGGAGGGAAAAACTCTTCTCGTACACTCCCCTGGCGATAATGTCTTCTTGGATCTCGAAGGGGGCGCTTGACTGCTCGTAATGATTGTTCGGGTCGATCCACTCAATAATAATTCGATTTGGACTGTCGTCGCCGCTCTTCTGCCACCAGGTGAAAGAATCCTTCACGAAGTTGTCCGGCCCGAGCGCCTTGTACACACTCCCGGCCTGCTCCACGTGAAGCTCGATCTTGTCCCGGGCGAGGAAATACCCACGAAAGCAGCCCAACATAGCCTGCAAATGATCCACGGCGGGGCGTTGCGTGTCGATTATGTAATCCAATGTGAAGCGCGGCTCGCCGTCAACGGGTGCGTCGCAGTAGGCCGCCGCCGCCGCGAAGCTGTCGAGGTCTATCAGGTCGGTAGGAATGCCGACGCCGTAGCGGGTGTTGGTCAGGAAGTCGTACACAATCCATGCGGGATTTCGAGTAAACACCGTCCCCGAAGGCGTCCAGACCTTGCGACCCTCGACGATGGAGGAGATTACCGGATTACCAGATAGTCCGTCCTGCGCCTTCAGCGTCAGGGCGATGTACGCTGTGTTCGGATAGGCGTTCCCGCTGGGGTCGCGGCTGTCCGCTACTTGGTCCGGCTCGCCGAGATGGAGATTGATAGAACTGTCGGCCAGCTCATGCACCACGTCGCCGTTCTCGTCGATCAATACGATGTCGTTTGCGTAAACGCTCTTTATGCTCTGAATCGGACCTTCCGAGACGCCGACGAACATATCCATTTTTTGCATGGAATCGTCATAGAACGTCTGCATGAAAATGTTTCCGCCGACCCGGCAACGCCCGTACACTATCGGGACCGGGAGAAGCTGACTCTTCGTGTTTGAAAGCTGTCCGAAGGCGTAGTTCGGTGTGGAACTTCCGAGGTCAATTTCCTGTGCGTCAAACAGACTCCCGATGGAAGCGCCTATCATCATCGCGCCGATCCATGTTGTCGCCAGCCCCCACCCGATTATCGTCGGCGAAAAAGCCGCTCCAAGCAGTGCCCCTATTGCGGCTCCCGGCATATCCCCACCTCCCTCGCCCGGTAGATTTTGTGTATCCGCTTCATCCTGAATTTCACCTTCCGAGACGTTTTGCCCGGATAGATGTGCAACAACGCTTCATCAACAACTGTTCCGATGTGATGCCGTACTACTCCATCTATCCCCGGCATCCGGTACACCACAAGATCGCCGTCTTGCGGAACGTCCGCTTCATCGGCGATGTCGTCAAGCCATTCGAGCAGTACGCGCTCGTCTCCCGTCTCCGGGTCGTAGTCGAACGGGAAGTCATATTCCCGTCCGTATAGCTCCTTTTGCGCGAGAAGGGCGAGCCCGACGCAGTCGATGCCGCTACGGTCGCGCCCCTTCGTCTTCCAGGGGATCCCGATCATTTCAGCGCCAGCGTTCGCGGGTCTTTCGCGGACGGAAGATGCGGGAAGTCCTTCACCCAATACAACCGCCTCGGAACCCGCGTCGAAAGCGAAAAGTCTGCCTTAACCATGACTTCGACCGCGCTGATTGAAATGGTCGCCCGCTCAATGTGACCTTGAAATATCCACCGCGCCCCGTCGGGTGATCCGAGCGTGTCCGCGAACGTCTCAAGGAGATGCACGCGTGCTCCCCGGAGAACGTAGTCCTTCGCCAAGCTGGTAAATGTCCCGCTCACGTTGTCGAGTCTGATATTGACCGTTCCGATTTCATTGTCCGTCGAGGCCGCTACTTGGTCGTAAGAGAGGGCGCACGCGGTGTAAAGCTGAACCTCGTCGTTCTCGTTGAAAAACGTCACGTCCGACTGATTGCCAGTAAGGTAAAGACTGACCTTGACAGATGGATTGTTGACCGCCGGGATATCGAGCGCCCGGACCAAAAGAATCGGGGAGACTTCCGAGTTGGAAGCCTCCACCTTGTAACTTGCGCCTGCCCTGCTCATTTACAAAACCTCCTCGAATCGGACGGTGAAAATCCCGTTCAGCTTGAACTCCGTCTCGATGTCGAGATTGTCGTCCGCGAATCTGACCGTCTTTGACGTTCCGCTCCAAGGGTCCACCCACGTGAACGACTCGAAGGAACCTTTGCGATCGATGAAGAAGTTCCGTATCGCCGTCATTTCCGCCCACGTCGTCTTAAATTCCAGCGTCCAGACTGTCGGGAGTGCTCCGCGATACTTTTTCTGAACCTTCCCGCTCTCAAACTCCGTAGTGAGCACGTTGAAACGGTGCTCTATCTTCGGTTCATAAAAAGGGACCCATGTAAAGGTCGCCATTAGACCGCCCCCCTTATGGCGCTCCGAACGGCCCCGTTGCGCATGATGTTTTCGACTACGACCGACTCTACGACCGCCTTGTTCGACCTCATTGCCTGTGCGAAGGATTGTGGCTCGATGGCGTTGATGTGGACGGTGATATAAGTTGTTCCGCCGCCGCCCTCGACGCCGAGTTTTCCGTCCGAGCCTCGTTTCAGCGGCATTACCGCTTCCGGCCCGGCTTCGCCCATCAATCCCATGCCGCGAGCCATAGGGAATATAGTGGGCTTGGTGACAATGCCGCCCTTGGCGAACGGGATTACCTGACCGCCTTGGAAGGCCGCGCCGTTGGCGAATAGCCCGCCGATCCAACCGCCGATGAGCTTTTGCAGCACACTTCCGGCTATCGACTTCGCGATATTCCGCAGCGCGTCGCCCAAGTCGCGGGCATTG